TGGAATGTGCTTCGGTTCCCGACGTGGGAAAGTCGAAACGCGAAGGTTGATCGTGGGATTTCCGACAAGCCGAAGGTTGGCGGGCTATCCGGCGTCGGCAAGATGCGCGACGACTGGCGAGAGTACCATGATGAACCGTGGCCGGGGATAGATGAAGTCATTGAGATTAGCAGTCCATACCTAACCGAAGACGGAACGCCAACTGTTCGGGAGTATGAGGCTGTTGAATCTAACCCGGCATTTAGAACGGACCTTCATAGCAGGTGGTACAAACGCAGAGCGGGCGTTATGCCACCCGAAGGAAATGAGGCGTGGCGACCATTCAGCATTTCCGACGTAAAGGCGGCATACCAGAGACACGCAGACGCGCCACAAGAGGCGACAACCGCAGGGTTCGACGTGGCCCGGAGTGGTGACGAGAGTGTCTTAACGGGCAAGCACGCGCTATCACTACAGGTTCACTATGCCGACAAGGGAACCAATCACGTTCAGCAAAAAGAGGCGGTCAGAGACGAACTGTATACATTAGGCGGGCCGGAGGTTGCGGTTGACGCCGTGGGTGAAGGCTCAGGGATAGCCGACGAATTGAGCCAAGAGTTCAACGTGGTTCGGTTCTCGAATGGCGCGAAACCAGCCCAAGAGTCTGAGTATTACGATTCATGGGCCGAAGCGTTAGCCCTATTCGGTGAGTTCCTCCGAAACGGCGGATCGATTGACTCGGATGAACTATACAATCAGGCGCTTGCGGCGGCACGAACGGTGAAGTTCAGCACACGGAGCTTAACCAGTAGAGGCGGGGACGTGATTGAGGCGACGAGTAAGGAGCGGATCAAAGACCGACTTGGGCATAGCCCGGACTACTTAGACTCAGCACTCATGGCAAATTGGGTAGATATGGCAGAACGACAGACAAAGACGGTCAATAGGCGATCCGCGAGAGTCAATATGAAACGGGGGGATCTATAGATGGGACTTTGGGAATCACTACAGGATAGAATCAGTCAAACCACCGAGACGGTCACACGTTCAGCCCGAATTGACATTGCCGGGAGCGACGTTGACGAGATAGACCCGCCGGAGGATATTGACGAGTTCGCAGAACAGGCCCGACAAACCGCGATTGTCCGGGCGAATATGCGACAGTTTGTCAACGATGTTTGGGGCGACGGCTACCGCGTTGAAGGCCCGGATGAAACGGTGCAATACTTTGAGGGGGACGTTGAAGACATAGACGCCGAACCGCCGGAGATAACGCCTGAAAACGGCTTTCTGGATAATTGCTTCGTTTACGCTGGCGAGAAACGGCAGGATTGGTATGAGGGCGCGAAAGAGACGACATACCAACGGTGGATTCGCGGCACGATTCTGATTGAATACCTCAAGGCAGATTTAGACGACGCTGAGAGTGAGATTACTGGCTTCTACCATATCCGTCCTGAAACCGTCTACCCGCAAGTCCATAACAACAAGAACATTCTCTTAGACCCGGATGAGACGGACTTAGACGGCGCTGTAACCACGCGCCGGGATGAAGCGGCGGCGTACATCCAGTTTGACGACGAGAGTATCTTAGGGCTGCGTGGCGCGTATGACGGCAAGCAAGAAGTCCCCCTGAGTCAAAACGACGTTCTCAAGTTCACGCTTGATGCTGGGATTGGCGACGACTTTGGAAGCGAAACGCAGGGCGTGTTTGGTACGTCAATCATGGAAGCGATTTCCGATGACGTAAGCGAATACAACCAAACGAAAAGAGATCGCTTCAACGCCTCGCAGAGAAAGGCATACGGACTGTGGACGGCACAGTTCAAGCCCGAAGTGATTGAAGGTGAGGACTTCACCGAGATAATTGAGTGGACGGATGACCAAATCCAAGCGACTGAAAACGAACTCAATGCGATGGAACCGAAGGACGTGCTTACGTCCGACGCCAATATTGACCTTGAAAGGCATGACGCGGAGCTTGCCGACTTAGACCCGATGCTACAGCGGTATGTAGAGGATATTGTTGCGGCACTTCCGGCACCGCTGTATATGACGGGCCACGCGGGAGACATTAACCGCGACGTTACCTCAGAGCAATCCAAACCGTATGATGATCTTGTGTCGGAAGAGCGATTGCTTACGGAAACGAAATGGAGTCAGGCGTTCAAGTTCGTCGCGGAACGGGCGGGGCTACCGACTGAGGGATTGCAGGTTAAACTTCAACCGCCGAAAGAAGATAACCCGGTCAAAAGCCTGAGTAGTGACGAGATTGACCGGATGAATACGTATATCAACACGCTTGCGGTTGCTGCGGGGCCCCAAGCCGGTCCTACGGCACTTGTCGATTCAGAGGATATTCTTGAGGTGCTTGATTTCCCGGTTGAAGAGACGGACCCTGAGGATATTGTTGATGAAGTTGCCACCGAGGAAACGGAAGCGGCATGGGCCGATATAATGGGTCTTGAGAGTCTTGATTGGAATCCAGAACTCCACCCACGTGATGGGGAAGGTAAGTTCACAGAGTCACCATTTAGCGGTGTGATAGACCGAATCTCTGAGTTTGCCTTAGATATAGAAATTGATGAGGTTGGGGGTGGTGAGTTCCCTGATCTTCAAGAAATCCAATTTAAACCAGATGTGCCTGCCGAAAAGAGGTTCACAAGTGCGCTAGGGTACGATCCTGAAACAAACACGTATGAAGAAGGCATCGTGAGATATGGTGATATATCGTTTGATGAAGCCCCGGACTGGGCAGACAAGAGCGTAGCAGAAGAAGACTTGAACGATATAATAGACATGATTGGTCGGCCTAGTGGTGACTATAAGGTTGACATGGGACACTTTCAGGCCGCTGCGCCTCACATTCGCGTTAATGGTGATGTTAGTGCGGATGAATTTAATGAGTTCATGGATGACTTGACGGGCGCAATAAATGAGTGGTTCTATCCTTATGAACCAGAAGGTGCGCCGCAAGAATCAGAAGAACTACAAGCAGTTATTGAGAGTTTGTCCCTCCTACAACGCAGAGAACCTGAGTCGCTACAGGGGCGGTATGAACCCGGTACATGGGTAGACACGCCAGACGGTGAGGCAATGGTTGACGACCGCGTAACCGAAGGCACCGTTGATGGCATGGACGCTTCAAGCGACAGTCCTGTGTATGCGGTTGCTATGCTCAATGAAGCGCAAGTCAATTTCTATCGGGCAAGCGACCTAACCGAGACGGACGAACCAACCGTTGAAGATATTGAAGATCCAGTTGGGGATGTTGAGGCAATGGTAAATATAGAACACGCGATCGAAGGTGAGGCAGAGGCGCTTCAATTCGGTGACTTTGACTATCCCGAGAGTTGGAAAGAAAGTAGCACACCCAACCGCGTGATTTTGATGGACGCTTGGAGCAGCATGGGGGGTCAATTCGACTGTGGCGGTGCGTGTTGTATGGGGGAGTTAAAGAGTGAACGACTTTGCGCGAGTATGAAAGACGCTGCGCTCGGCACCCATGCGTGGAGGGGGGGCTGGGCTGATTAACGCCGTCTGATAACCTTTGGCGAATCTACGGATTCGTCTTGCTTAATTTTCACACCGAAAACGGAGGGCGTTTCGTCCGGGTTAATGTTCTGATACACAGTCACCTTGTCGCGGAGTTGCTGAATATCCTCCCTTGTTAGTCGGACACCATCAACCTCATAGCCGGAATTTCTTGCTTCGTGAATCTCGTCTCGGATTTGATCAATCAAGTCGACCATACCCACAGCATGACGTGCCAACACCATAAAACTGAGGCATTAAGCCCCTACACGCGAGACGGTCCCGGCGGCCCGACCCGGACTTTTACCTTACAGCAGAATTTTGCCCGCAGGCTCCGGGGCGTGCTGCGGCGTATCAACGCTCGGATTCGGGACGCAATCCAAACGAACGATGCGTTTGACCTACGGACTGAGGCGCTGGTTGACGACGTGCCCGAATCTGTATTCCAGACGGAAAGCACCCGAGCGGCCACGGCGCGCTTCTTAGAATGGCTCCGAACGCAGTTTGACAACGATTACTTAACCGTCGTTGGACCCGACGCAAATCAGTTTGTAAGAGCCGCGTATGCCGCTGGTATTCGTGAAATTCACGGGCAACTGAGTGATTTGGATGTTGCCTTTGACCGGCCGGACATGGATGATATGTTAGGCCGGCCGATTCACGCAAGCGCGTTACGCCAACTCTACACCCGGACGTATGAGAATCTTGAATCGGTGAGGGACGACACAGTTCAAGCCGTTCGGGATGAACTTGTTGAGGGCTTTCGAGACGGCAAAAGTCCAACTGCGATTGCTCGGAGCTTGACGGATCGGGTGGATAGTATCGGGAAACACCGGAGTACCATGATAGCCAGATCGGAGGTAATACGGGCACACACCGAAGGATCTATTTCTCGTATAGACGAAATCAACCAGTCAACCGACGCTAATCTTTCTGGCGGGCATGGTCGTTTCAACGCCGCTATGGGCCAGCCTAATATCACTTGTCCATTTTGTCGAGCGTTAAACGGCACGCCACTCCGCACAAGAGAACTTGCGTCTGGCGTGGTTCAGTTCCGGGGTGATATATACCGCTTAGGTCCACCAAGCCATGTGAACGGCCGTTGCGGGGTGGATGTCATGGTTGGTGAATCAATAGACACGCCACTATCTGAGCGCCTACCACCGGAGATCACCGTTGTTTCGGGGGGTTAAAGTGCCTACGGCTGTAATGGCCTAACACGCGAAGGCCCCGGTGGAGCGGGGCAAAAGCGGGAGAACACACCTCCCATGAGCCAAAAGAACCTATCCGACTTTGAACCTTCCGGTGCAGAGTGCCCTAAATGCGGAGACACGTTCAAGAGTGAACACGGCGTCAAGGTCCATTATGCTCGTTCCCATGATGGATCAATCGCTGGTGTAGAAGTTGAATGCTCGCAATGTGGTTCCCCTCTCCGACGAGAGGAGAATCAGGTTGAGCGGTCGGAAAATCACTTTTGTAGTGAGGAATGCAACAACCAGTACCGCCGCGAGAATTTCACACCACACAATAAGGTAGACTACCCAACGGTTGAGTGTGAGCATTGTGGTGGGGGGTTCCAAGATAGTGCGCTTCATGTGCACCACATCATCCCGCTTGTAGCAGGCGGGACAAATGGCGAATACAATCTGATTCCACTTTGTGAATCATGCCATGCAACGGTCGAATGGAAATCAAGAGAGATAATACCATATGAGCACAGAATCAGTAGAGGGGGTGAGAGTTAGCGGCGGTTACGCGGCTCTCAATAATAGTTCGGATAGTCTTACAAAAGTAGCAGGAATCGCTCTAGGGGAAGGAGATATAACGCGTGGGGGAAGCGGGAAGGAAACCTATTGGCCGCGTGAGGCGCTTAAGAATGCGGCAGAACTCTTTGAAGGTAAGCCGCTTGCGACCGACAAAGATCATACGGCAGATAACCCACAAGGGACCACGCCGCTAGACGCAAAGGTTGGAGAGATTACGTGGGCAGGCTACAAGCCCGGGACCGGGATTCTCTATGAAGCCGAGATGAGCGACGAGGCGCTTGCAGAGAAGATTGAGAACGGGTGGGTTGAGGTTTCCCCCTTGTTACGTCGGGAATTGACCAAAGACACCGACAAGGCCGATTACGAGGCAACCCAAATCACAGGCGTTCGTGACCTTGCCCTTGTAACGAAAGGCGCGGCCCCGAGTAATGAGATTACAGTCGGGGCACAGACGATGAAGGCAGAGGCGCTTCATGCGTCGATTGAGGCGCTACAAGAGGATATAGACCTAACTCCACCCGAAGCCGCACAGAACCACGCACAAGACGTGCTGGATTGGCGTGCGGACGATGAGAAAGAAGTCTCGGGCATGACTGATACGGGGTGGAACCGTGCCGAACAGTTGGCAAGTGGTGACGAGCTATCCGTTCAAGACATTCAGGAAATCGCGGCGTGGTTTGCCCGCCACGGTGAGGATGAATATGAACTGAATGACGAGGGGATGGACCCGTGGCGAGATAACGGACGGGTTGCTATCAAGGGCTGGGGCGGCCCGAGTATGAGAGAATGGGTCATGGGGAAGCGATCCCGACTCACGGACATGGGCGAATTAGAAGCCATGTTTGAATCGCTCCAATTGTCCGAAGCCCGCACGCCTGAATACGATGGGACCGAAAGTTCGGATTGGAGTGAGGTAAGCAAAGACCTATCTGATACGGTTGACGCAGTAGGCATTGACGCGGAGAGTGTTGCTGACCTAACCGAAGAGCAAAAACAGGCGATTGCTAACCACACACTCTTAGGCGATCCCGAAGCTGAAAGTTGGCGTGAACTGTTCTTTTTCCCCGTGGTCAATCCCAACACGGGAAACCTAAACGAAAACGCGCTTGACGCGGTGCGTGGCGGCCGTGGGGCGCAAGCCAATATCCCCGATGAAGCCTATGATTCGGCCGAGGGAATGGCT